AATAGTGACATTAACTTTGTCAGGAATCTGGTTGAACCGCTGTTCACCAAAAGATAAACGAGATTCAGGGAGTCGCTCTTTGGAATTCAACCCATGACAAGTAGTCAGGAAACAATTATATCCAATATCGAAACACCCGTTAACAGCAACATCCTGAGTGGCAGTGACATTGGCTGTCAACTTACCAACTCTACTAGAAATGTCGCTAAAGCGTTTCACAAGCGCCTCTTCCTTCTTGGATAGAGTCCCGGAACTTGACTCCGCCCGTCCCACTATTCGCGGTACAACTCGGCCATTGCTAGCCCTCAATGGCCTCCTGGCCATCCGAACTCGTCTTGCACGGGTGGAAGAAGTTCTCGACTCCAAGATTGCTTTCAACTCAAAGACATAACTCTGCAAATCAAATCTTTGATGACTTCGCAATAACCCAGCAATAAAGCTAACAAGGTAATCCCTTGTGACCATTTCTCCAAACATGCACAACGGTTTACGAGTGACACTGGCCCAAATGGACGGCTCCACCTCCTGATACTGGGAACTATCAACCCCCAGCGACAAAATCCTAAAATTGTCCTTCAGTGTTTGAACGTCCACGTTGAAATCTGCAGCCCACTTGTACAAAAATTCAACCGCCAAATCACGGTAATTGATATCTCGATCAACGACCAAATCCTCCAACCACGTATTCAGATCCTCCAAAAAGTCCGCAATGGAAACGTTCTCCTCTAAATCACCAAAACTAAATTGGTAAGGAACACCTAGACCTGAGGATTTTGGGTTGTAATCAAGGCAATGAAAAGGAGAAGGCATAATAGGGTTTAATCCGCCCTTAGGCACCATATCGTCATTAGTTCCTATCCTAAACAAAATCCGAAATCCCTCGACAATTTCACTCATATTCTGAACAATGCGAAACGCAGCCAACCCTACAAATGCTGAAACAAAAGGCTTGTCATATGCGGCAGCAGCAACACGCTTCAGCGTATCTACGTTGCCAGTTGCCTTACATTTGCAACCTAACCCATCAACGCTCCTAATCGAATGGGTGAACGGATTGACAAGAAAAGGACTCCTCCTAATCTCCGGGGAAAAGGGTTTCGGAAGATTCTCCAGAGTGTCTACTATGAAATTGCCATCTTTATCCGGCTTTCGCGTTGGCATCCCTGACCCAGAACAAATCATCGCAAAGTTTCTAATCTTCTCTTTAACGGGAATCCAAACTTTGTTATCCAACTTAAGACCAACTCGCTTTCGTAATTTGGAGGAAAACTTTGTTGCCCTAAAGTAATCCACCGTACTCTCATCATACTCCAATTGGAGTCGATCTATAGCCGACGCTCCAGGGGGAAGAATATAATTCCCCAAAAACTTACTATTACTCACCAACGCTCGAACTGCCTCTTTATAAGGCATCTTATTCTGTTCCAATTGGCCTACTCTAGCCATAGCCGCTTGAAGTTCATCACAAGGTATTGACTTCAAAGACGCGCACTGGAGCATAAAACTCAACTGAGGATCAGTAAGATTGGTGCAAAACTCATCTAAATCGGCAGCACGTCCAGCAACCAAGGCTAAATCCGTTGCTACAACCGCATCGCCACTGGTCAACCCGTGTATAGAAAAAGGGTTGAACTCC